GAGTGCCTTGCATTCGTCCACGCTACTGCTGCTGCAGCAGGTGACGATGCTGATGACACCATCGTGGCAGATGCAGCATCCGCTGTGACTATCTCTTCTCAGCCCGCTGCTTCTACTTCCTCCTCTGGAGCTGGTACATTTGCAGTCAGCACAAGCACCAGTGGCACACCTGGCACTCTCACCTATCAGTGGCAGCGTCAAACAGCAAATGCTACTACACGCTGGGTTAACATCAGTGCTAACCTTGACACTGGCGTAACATATGCAGACTTCACTACTGCGACTCTGGCATACAGCAGTCTCGGTGATGATTCACTGGATGGTTACAAGTATAGAGTTAAGATCACCTCCACAGGTGGCACAGAAGAGATTATCTCTGACGGCGCAGCAACTCTGACATTCGGATCGTAATAAACAACGTTATATAATGCATGTATTTTGAGTATCTAAACGAGAAGAATCATTTAATGTTTGCAATTAAGCACTACGATAACCCTCAGTCGGTTACTGTAGATGACTTTATGGAGGACATGAAAAAGTTTAAGTATTTGAAGAGACTCTTCAAACGTTATACTAAAACCCATGTCCTCCGCACCAACTTGATTCTTAATCACCTCATCATTCTGTTTAATGTATTCGGTGAAGGCACCATTCCTCTCTTGATGTATAAACTCGAAGAAGAATATTGGTCCATATTAAAATCATTTTTGATCTACCTTGATAGGTATCCTGAGATTGCTGGGTGTCTACAACAAGTAGATCCCTGTCCTGAAGTAACAGCAATCTTAGATAGCGTATGATTAACGAAGATGCCCCAACAATGAGCGCAGGCACTGGTGGATTCTCTGGATCTGCTAATGCAAGTGGTCCTGTGGCAGGTTTCGATCCTATCCTAGGAAAGGGTAAGGTGAAGAAACGTAGACGCTATGCTATGAGTAATAAGGAAATGATGAAGACTGAAGGAGCGCAGAAAGATACCTCCTATCTTCCCTTCCTCATTTCATATGACGGAGCAGAGCAGTATGTGCTCTACAGTAAGTCTGAAGCAGCATTGAAGATAGACCTGCGAAAGATCTACCGTCCAGAAAATTTTAAGAAGCTTGCAGTCAAGAGACTGTATCCCAATGAAGTAATCCAATTCTATTGGAAGAAAAGACAAGCAGCACTCAGGGCGGAGTAATGTCAGACATCAATACTGCTATTATTGAAAGACTAGAAAGAGTTGTTGACTCTTTACAGGATAACTCTGTGAAGATGGGTCAACTGTTAGCAGTCCATAACGAAAAATTAGATAAGCAAGATCGTATTGATGAAGTGCTGTTTGAAAAGATCGACAGACTTCATTCTGATCTCAACAAAGACACAGACTCAATCAAGAAAGGATGCGAGCGTGACATCAGACTGATCGATGATCGTCTGAGGGTCATGGAGAAAAAGATGTGGACCATCTTCGGTGGTCTTGCAGTCATATCCTTCCTACTATCTGTGCCAGGCCAGTCCCTTCTCAGGCAGTTGACGAATGCCAATGACTCTGCTAACATATCTGCAGAGATTCATTACCTTGCATGACCGTAGTAGAGGATAAGTTTGTCAGGCAACTGAGCACACGTCTTCTAAAATTTAAGAATATCCGACCAGGAGTTTATAACTTCCGATGTCCTTATTGTGGTGACTCACAGAAGCACACCAATAAAGCACGGGGGTATTTTTTTGCGGTCAAAAATGAATACGTTTATAAATGTCACAACTGTGGTAAAGGTGTTGGACTCGCTAACTTCCTAAAAGATAACGCTAGTGATCTTTACGATGAATTTCTCATGGAGAAATATCGTAACAATCAGACAGGTAAAGGTAGACGGACTGCTAACCCAAAAATTCCATCAGCAACTCCTTACTTTGCTAAGAAAGTAACAGACCTTACCCCTATCAGTGAGCTAAATAAAGGACATCCAGCGAGAGATTATTTAGAGAGTAGGAAGATTCCCGAGCATTGTCTTGAGGACCTGTATTATGTTGATAAATTTAAGAGATGGGTAAACACTCAGCGACATACGTTTGCTAATTTACAAAACGATAGACCTCGTATCATCATTCCACTGAAGGATAAAGACGGAAAGTGGTTTGGTGTGCAAGGTAGATCCTTGTCTCCTAAATCTAACCTCAGATACATCACGATTCTATTTGACGACGAGGCACCAAAACTTTATGGACTTGATAAAATCAGAGAAGGAGCTCCAGTCTATGTTACAGAAGGACCATTTGACAGTCTCTTTATTCCACAGGCGATTGCTATGTGCGGAGCTGATGTTGATCCTCGTCGTTGGGGTATCAGCAATCCTATTTGGGTCTATGATAACGAGCCACGAAATCAACAAATTACCGATAGAATCAAAAGAGCAATCGATTCCAACGACCCCGTAGTCATATGGCCAAAGGGTTTGCGCCAGAAAGATATCAATGATATGATACTCGCAGGCATTGATGTCTACAGCATTATTAAACAAAACACCCATCAGGGAATATCAGCAAGGATTAAATTTAGCGAATGGAAAAAAGTATGAGTGACATCACAGTCATTAAAAGAGATGGTCAAGTAACACAACTAGACCTTGAAAAGATTCATAAGATGGTAGAGCTTGCTTGCAGAGGACTTGCTGGTGTCTCTGAGTCTGCTGTTGAGATGAATGCTAACCTTCAGATCTTTGATGGAATTAAGACTGAAGACATCCAAGAGATCTTGATCAAGTCTGCTAATGATTTGATTAGTCTCGATGCACCTAACTATCAATTTGTTGCTGCCAGACTTCTTTTGTTTGGTCTTCGTAAGGCAGTATATAATGGTCACCCAGACGGTCACCCTACGGTCCTAGAGCAACTAGAAAAGGGTGTGGAGTTAGGTGTGTATGATAAACCTCTAATTAATGCATACTCTAGAGAAGAGTGGGAAGAGATTAACTCTTTCGTAGAGCACGATCGTGACTATTTGTTTACATATGCTGGTCTTCGACAGGTCACTGATAAATACCTCGTACAAGATCGTAGCGCAGGGAAAATCTTCGAGACCCCTCAGTTCATGTATGTCCTGATTGCTGCGACTCTTTTCCAACAATACCCACAGGAAACACGTCTTGAATACATCAGACGATACTACGACGCAATCTCACAGCACAAAATCAACATCCCCACCCCTATCATGGGAGGTGTGCGGACTCCCCTTAGGCAATTTGCTAGCTGTGTTCTTGTTGATGTTGATGACACCCTCGATAGTATCTTTAGCAGTGACATGGCTATTGGTTACTACGTTGCTCAAAGGGCTGGAATCGGGATTAACGCAGGCAGAATCCGTGGTATCAACAGCAAAATCAGAGGCGGAGAGGTTCAACACACAGGTGTGGTCCCCTTCCTCAAAAAGTTTGAGTCAACTGTCAGATGCTGCACACAAAACGGCATCAGAGGTGGGTCAGCAACTGTCCACTTTCCTATCTGGCACCAAGAAATAGAAGACATCATTGTCCTTAAGAATAACAAGGGCACTGAAGATAACCGAGTAAGGAAACTTGATTACTCGGTGCAGATTAGTAAACTATTTTATGAGAGGTTTATTAGAAATGAGACAATCAGTCTTTTCAGTCCTCACGATGTCCCTGGTCTTTATGACGCTTTTGGTACTGATCAATTCGATCAACTTTATGCCAGGTATGAAGCGGACGACAGGTGTCCTAGACGCACCATCCCTGCTCAAGAACTCATCCTTGCGCTACTAAAAGAAAGAGCAGAGACTGGTCGTCTTTACATTATGAATATCGACCACTGCAATTCACACTCGTCTTTCAAAGACAAGGTGAATATGTCTAACCTCTGTCAAGAGATCACACTACCTACTGATCCTATCAGTCACATCGATGATGAAGGTGGTGAGATTGCCTTGTGTATTCTCTCTGCTATCAACGTAGGTAAACTTCGCACACTCAATGAGTTGGAGAATCTATGTGACCTTGCAGTGAGAGGACTGGAAGAGTTGATTGACTATCAAGGTTACCCTGTTAAAGCAGCAGAGCGCAGCACACTTGCTCGTCGCTCCCTTGGTATTGGATACATCGGACTGGCACATTACCTTGCTAAGCATGGTGAGCACTATGATGACAAGGGTGCATGGAAACTGGTCCATGAGTTGACTGAAGCATTCCAATACAATCTTCTCAAGGCATCTAATGCACTTGCAAAAGAGCGTGGACCTTGTGATGCATACCAGCATACAAAGTATCATGATGGAATTCTTCCGATCGATACATATAAGAGAGACCTAGATGATATCGTAGCACCTGAGTACAAGTATGATTGGAATTCTCTACGGGATGATATCAAAAAGTACGGATTACGACACAGCACGTTGTCCGCACAGATGCCATCGGAGAGCAGCTCCGTTGTGTCTAACGCAACAAACGGAATTGAACCACCTAGAGACTACTTGTCCGTTAAGAAATCAAAGAAAGGACCTCTTAAGCAGATTGTCCCATCTTATACATCCCTGAAGAATAACTACACACTTCTTTGGGACTTGAAATCTAACGCAGGATATATTAATATCGTTGCGGTGATGCAGAAATTCTTTGACCAAGCAATCTCAGGCAACTGGTCATACAACCCAGAGAATTACGACAACAATGAAGTTCCTGTGTCAGTCATGGCACAAGACCTACTCATGACCTACAAGTTAGGTTGGAAAACATCTTACTATCAGAATACTTATGACGCTAAGAAGGATCCTGACGAATCACCATCTTCTACCGAGGTATTGGATTCATTGATCAACGATCTAATGAATGCCAACGAAGAAGAATGTGACGCTTGCAATGTCTGAGCGGCAAGTCACAATCACTCTAAGCAAGTCACTCCAAGAGGATTTCAAATCCTTCTTGGCGTGTTGTGAGTCCTTAGAGGTAGAGCCAAGAATTAATTCTTTTTTATATTATGTCGCAAACTATGGTACCGAAGGAAGTAATGGGACTGACAGTATTCAACAGCAGAAAGGTGGACACTAAAAAACAACCAATGTTTTTTGGTCAACCTCTAGGTATGCAGAGATACGATGAATATAAGTATCCTGATTTTGATAGACTCACGCAACAGCAACTAGGTTATTTCTGGAGACCTGAAGAGGTGTCACTCCAGAAGGATCGTGCAGATTATAAAACTCTTACTGATCAACAGAAGCATATCTATACTTCCAACTTGAAGTATCAGATTCTCCTAGACAGTGTGCAGGGCAGAGGTCCTGGCATGGCATTCTCCCCTTACTGCTCTCTTCCAGAGTTGGAAGGATGTATGGGTGTCTGGGAATTCATGGAGCAAATTCATTCTCGCTCCTACACTCACATTATCAAGAATGTATACGCTGATCCATCAGAAGTATTTGATAGTGTGCTAGAGAATGAAAAGATTTTGGCACGGGCAGAGTCCGTCTGTGCCGCCTACAATGATTTTATCACTGTAGCAACTGAATGGGCAAACAGTAACATGTGGAAACCTGACTGGAAGGAGTCACCCACTTCACAGTGGACACTCAAAGATGTCAAGCGTAGACTCTACCGTGCTGTTGCCAACGTTAACATCTTAGAAGGAATTAGATTCTATGTCTCGTTTGCGTGCAGTTTCGCGTTTGGCGAACTTAAACTCATGGAGGGATCTGCGAAAATTATCTCTCTTATCGCCAGAGATGAAGCACAACATCTTGCACTTACTCAAAAAATACTCAAGAAGTGGAGAGAAGGTGATGACCCAGAGATGGAAGTCATTGCTGAAGAGGAGAAACAGAATGTAAAACAAATGTTTATGGATGCAGTAGACCAAGAGAAAGAGTGGGCAAACTATCTCTTTGCTGATGGATCTATGATCGGACTCAACGAAAGACTACTCTCACAATATATTGAATGGGTTGCAAATCGTCGCATGAGAGCGGTGAATATTCAACCAGTCTACGATATTCCTTGGAAGAGTAATCCACTGCCATGGACAGAGCACTGGCTAAATAGTCGTGGTCAACAAAATGCTCCTCAGGAAACTGAGATTGAGTCCTATGTCATTGGAGGTATCAAACAAGATGTCCAAGGAAACACCTTCGCAGGATTTTCACTATAAGTTTGAGGTAGTCTTCGATAAAGACAAGGAGACGGTACTCCAGAAAATTAAACGGTGGATCAACAAACAGAAGCCACCCTTTAATACTATTCTGGCATACCTATTCTCTTATGTAGAGAAATGGTATTGGGACGGTAAGGTCCTACAAACAATGGCTAACGTAGACACACAAATCGAAGATTATCATGCTAACCTAGATGAAAAGGAACCGAAACCGATTTACCGCGAAAGGAAATCGGAAGTGGAAGGTCTCAACGAGATGGAAATCATCTCGCCATACTCACGACGAGTCGAGGGTGACTGGCTTGCTGAAGACCCCAACAGCTGGTATTACGGACCACTTGAATTTTTTGAGGAAACTCAAGAAGGAACTAAAGGAGAAACCTGATGAAAGATACACTTACCGATCAGATAAAGCGCCTCCTACAGGAGGAAACCATCTATCGGGAGATGCAAAACTTCCCCGCCGCAAGGGCGGTAAGAAGAGAAATTGAAATTCTACAGAAAAAAGTGTAACAAAGAATACATTATAACCTTATAAATAGTAAGAGGATATGTTATAATATCCTCATCGTTCATCCCTTAGGGGACGCAAGTAAGTCGCGGAACGGAGCGTTCATCCCATGCTAGGATTCTTCCTACTTTATACCACAATTAACTGTATCGATGCTGCCGATATGATCGGTCGCCTTGAGGCACATGATGGTATGAGCGACGCAGTGAAGGCAGAGCTTGTTGAAGTAATTCAAGAAGCAACGGCACATTGCTCATGGGACGCAAACGACTAAAGGAACGGGCCTAAAAATCCAACTACTTTAGGAGTAAACAAATGGCACAAATTACTTACCGTGGCGTTAAGTATAACGCTGAGCAATACAAGGCAAAGGTCCTTGCAGAGCAGGATCAACGCAGAAATCACGAGCTTATGTATCGTGGTATCAAAGTTGATCGCAAATTCGCATCCAAAAGCTGAGTCATGGAAGCACTACAAGTCGTCGGTGGAATATCCATCGCCTGTGTAGCATTTTTATTTCTCATTGTGGGTGAAGTCCACCTACTAAAAGTTAGTAGGGGGTAAAGAGATGCGGGTCAAACTGGTTTTCGATTATGGACTTCCAGATTATGACCCCGAGAAGCACGATCCAGATAAGACATTTGCATTTCTTGTCTATCGCGGTGTGTCATATGCTAAATGGGTTAACCTCAAGAAGCATTTTGGCACATCTTCTTGGAAAGTTACGTCTTGAATGTGAGGGGGTTTACCACCCTCTTTTTTTGTGCTAATATATAATGTAACTCTGTATCTCAGTTATGAAAATCTTTCTCGACAGTAGTGATGTTGAAGAAATTAGAGCAGCAAACGAGACAGGATTGATTGATGGTGTAACAACTAACCCGTCACTGATTCTTAAGTCTGGGGGTGATCCAGTAGAAGTCATTTCAGATATTGCTGAGATGTTTCCATGGGATTCATCCATCTCCGCTGAAGTAGTAGGTGAAACCTACGAAGATATGATCGATATGGCAGATGATTATATTCAGATCAATCCTAATATCACTATTAAAGTGCCGTGCACAGTCGAAGGACTGAAAGCATGTAAAGAATTGGCAGCGGATGACATTAAAGTAAATGTCACGCTCATCTTTAGCACAGCACAAGCAATCCTTGCTGCCAAAGCAGGGGCAACTTATGTGTCACCTTTTGTAGGTAGATGCAATGATAACTCAGTGTCTGGTGTGGAGTTGGTCCGAGCGATCTCCAACACATACCAGTCACATGGTGTGAAGACAAACATTCTTGCTGCATCACTTCGTGATGTGCATCATGTGTCACGTTGTTTCCTTTATGGAGCAGACGTAGTAACCATGCCACCTAAGGTCTTCTGGAAGATGTATGATCATGTGCTGACTCGTGAAGGTCTTGCAATCTTTGATAAAGATTGGGCACAAGTACAGGAGATGATGAATGAATTACGAAAAGGTTAAAGCGATTGCACACAACCTCAAGTTACTTGCACAAAGTCTTGAGGATGCTATCAAAGAGGATGCTACGGCATACGTTGCACCTCCACACACTACTAAATTTGGTTATCGTTATGACGATGACGATGACGGATACGCTGATTAATTATGAAACTATTAACGCTTGAAGATTATCAAAAGGCAGGAGAAACATTCTGGCCAAAGTATTGGTATGTTGCCAAAGAACTTGGTGAAGATGCTAAGACTGAAGACATTATTAAAGTGCTTGAATCCATCGGCACGGTTGCACTGCGACTAAAGATGGAGGAAAAAGAGGGACCATTTGGTTTCAACAAACAAAACAATGAGGAGGTATCTGAAAATGGGTGAAGGTGGACTACTAGATGTATGGCATGAGTTGTCATGGTTCGACGGTGCTATGTTTACAGTATGGTTGGGCATTCTTTATTATGGAAAGTGTAAAATTGATCATCACTTTGAGAGACTAAAAAGCAAATGGGATAGATGAAACCACAGTCCGCTAAGGCAAAGGGCAGAAACTTTCAGAAATGGGTAAGGGACATGCTGATCGAGCATCGGGATGTCCACCCCGAAGACATTGAATCACGAAGCATGGGTGCTGGTGGGGAAGATCTTATCATGGCACGAGATGCTAGGAAGAAGTTTCCCTTCAGTATCGAATGTAAAAATGTAGAGAAGTTAAATGTATATGATGCTTACGATCAGGCATCTGCTAACTCTGGAGATCATGAACCTATCCTATTCATGAAGAAGAATCGTAAGAAAGCTTTAGTGGTAGTGGATGCCGAATGGTTTATCAAAAACTTTAAGGCTTGACACTATCCCCTCAACCATATATAATATGGAGGTCATCAAGAGGGGATCAAAAATGGAAGAAGACGTTTTGCGGGACGCCGACTTTCTAAATCACACCGTAGAGGTGTTGATTGACCAGCTTCACGAAGCTGTGAGTCATGGCGATTACGCCGAGGCAAATCTATATGCTAAGAAGATCCGAGAATTAGAGCATGATTGTAATTGATCCATTTCGTATCCCTATGATCATTATCCCAGTCATGAATTGGGAAAAGAAAAAAGAATATATCAACCTGCCTGAATATACTGATGCTCATCTGGAGCAAGGTGTCACTGTCTATACAGACTTCTTCGATAACTATCAGTCCGACACCCAACCAGAGTATGCAGACAGACTATTCAAGGCACTCAAACCTGAGTTAGAAGATTTCAAATGCGAGAAGTTTCTCCCAGAGGGACCTATCCAGATCCCTTATGTGTGGTTTCAGACTGCACTCAAAGGCAACAGACACGCTCTCCACAATCATGGACAGACTGGATTCTCTGCAGTCCTGTATTACGACTTTGATCCTGAGCAACATCAGGCAACAACGTTTTATTGTCCATTCAATCACTACAATACAGGGAGTGAGATGTCTTTTACACCAAGATGTAACGAAGGAGATCTAGTTATCTTCCCGTCTTACATACTGCACGAATCACAACCACATACTTCAGATAAACCAAGGACTATTGTCTCTTGGAATATGTTACCAACATACGACACACCAAGAATTCTTGTTTAACTAATCCACTGGTCTAGTAGCTCAGCGGATTAGAGCAACTGCCTTCTAAGCAGTCGGTCGTAGGTTCGAATCCTACCTAGATCGTCGGCAGCGATGCCGTGTTACAGACAAACAAGGAGCGATCACATGACAGTTAGAGATCGATTTTCGGATGTGCTTGACATTGTTAAGCTAGGTGCATCTGGTGAAGTATCCCTTGACCAGGAGTATCCACCCCTCTTCTCTGCTCTGTGCAGATTCTATTCTGATTACAGAGGTGTCCAGTTTTGGGGGATCGATGTAGAAGAAGATTACTCTATTCTAATTGACCACTTGCTTGCTGATCACGTCTTGGAGATGACGTAAACATCTACCCTGGTGGAGTCATTGACCCTTAATTATGGATATTTTTTATCACCAATATGATTCAAGGACTACTGATACTCACGCTCTCTCTTTAGAGGGCGTGGGTTACCCTCCAGAATCTTTAGTATCACTTCAAGAAGAGCAAACATCATGGACTGAGTGTCCTGCATGGCGTCACAAAGCGTCTCGCACTTTTGTTATCCGCTCTCCTTTGGACATTACTATTCAATTAGATCCTCTTCAAAGTAATCTTACTGACCAACGATTCCATCGTTTTGTTGATGAGATTATTGGAAAGACAATCCAACTAAGCATTCCTGAGTTTCTTTTTTGGACTCATAAAAAGAATGTTTGGATTGAGCAAAGACCGCACCCACTCACCTCATTAAATAATTATGTCTGTGTCGGTGGGTGGTTTTCTTTATCATCGTGGTGTAGACCACTTGGTGTTGGTATTGAAGTGATTGATCCGAGTAAACCTGTAACAATAAAAAGAGGGGACCCCCTCTACGAGGTCTGCTTTTACCCTCCTAATCTAGACACAAAGATTAGATTGGTAAAGGACTATCCATCTGATAAAATTATCAGAGAGGTAGACGCTAGGGTTGGTATTAAAAAATATGCTAATCATTTTGTAGACCACCTGCTATTCCGTAAACAGGAGAGTAGATGTCCCTTTGCCTTGGGACGGCGTAAAAAGCACACTGGTCGGGATAAATGACAACCTTTAATAATAAGATTGCAAAACCATCTACAGATTTCATATGGGGTGACTTTATTAGTCACAAAATATGTGATGATCTGATCGACTTCTATCACACCCAAGACTATCTAAAACCTACCGAAGGTATGGTGCTAGAGCAGGGTGTGAGAGTTGTCAGACCAGAGAGAAAAGAATCAACGGATCTTTCGATTCCCTATTATCTTAATCACCCAGCGATTCAAGCATACAGTAAAGCACTACAAGGTATTCTAAATAGATATCAGTTACGCTTTCCTTTCTGTGAAACTGCTCCGTATAAAGTAACAGAGCCATACAGTTTCCAATGGTATCCCAAGGGTGGTGGATTTAAGATCTGGCACACTGAAAGAAATAATGCACACCTATCTAATGTGTATAGGCATCTAGTCTTTATGACATACCTTACTGACGCACCTGGCGGTGGCACAGAGTGGTTTCATCAAGACAAATATGTAGATGCTCAGAAAGGAATGACTGTTATATGGCCAACAGACTGGACCCATCTTCATAGAGGTCGAGTCACCAACGATCATGAAAAAATTATTATTACTGGTTGGTTTAGTTTTAACTAGGAGATTACATGCAGACACAGGACGAGAAATGGAATAGGGCACTCGATCTTTTCATCGAGTCCGTGCACAAACCTGATTCTAAGTTGAGGGGATGCGCACATAACCAAGAATGTTACCATGAGTTGATGTATATCCGTAGTTATGTGCTAGACTATATTCAGTCACTCAGACGCTAATGAAAAAAGCAACCGTCATCCTTGAGCGATACCCATACCGCTATGTGCAGTGTGGGACCATTGAATTGAATGGGATGCCTGATTACCGCATTCAAAAAGCGGACCCATATTCTAACCGATACAATGACATGTATCTCTTGGATAATGCCATCCAGTTAGACTATGCTATTGAAGATTTTGAATACACCAAGTGGTTAGACCCTGCAGGTGTGCCTTGTTATACGAAAGATAGTGTCAAGGCGTATTCTTAGAATCTGGAAGTATTCACTAGGGTCATTCTCTGATGACAAGACAGGACCCTATGATAACTACATCGCAGGTGTACGCACCTGCATTTTTATATCTTATCTTGTCACTAATTGTTTTATCGTCAGCGGAGTAATCCGTCATTGGAATTATGAAAGCAGAATTGAAAGCAGCAACAGAAGCACTGAAGGCAGCACTGCACAGTGCGATCGACGATCCGAAATTCAATCGCAACAACCTCTCGGAGTTGTGGAGACATTACAACGGAGTCCAGACGATCTACGAATCGACCGAGGACGACATTCCACAGATCCAATTCCAACAGGACATTCTGGATTCTATGGGAAGCATTTCTCTAGACAGTGATCCTCTGGTAGAGCCTGTGTTTGCAGCAGGTCCAGTCAACCTTCCTGGTGGAGAAGGTCAGGATGTCATAACATTTTCTTAAGATTTCAAATCTTGGGGGGTTGACAACGTAACAAATGTCATATATAGTTACATATAGTTACAACTCTTAACACAGATGACGGTAACAACGAATGAGTTCGGTCAGGTCAACATGTTTGCCAACGAACCAGCAATGTACATCGACCCCGAGGTTAAAAAGAAAATGGATTCCAACATTTACGAAACCCATAACGAAAAAGCTGAGAAGCTTAACGGCAGACTCGCCATGCTTGGTCTGGTCTCTGCCTTCTTGTCCTATGCCTTCACTGGCAAACTATTCTTTGGAGTATTCTAATGACACCTGAAGCAGAAAGATTTAATGGATGGGCAGCAATGCTCGGATTTGTCGCAGCACTTGGTGCCTACGTTACTACAGGACAAATCATTCCTGGCATTTTCTAATGACTGATTTCGTAGTAGATTCATACCCTGCATGGAAAGCAATCCTCTGGTGTTTATATCCAATGGGTGCTCTCGTTGCTATTGAATTGTTTCTACGGGCAGTTAACAATAATGATGACGATGACCAAGGTGGTGGCATGATGATTCCTGCTTACGCACCACGCTAGACGCAAGAGAGTATCCATGCTATAATATTGGGAGGTGCGAGTCACCTCTTTTTTATTCTATATAATTTGGATAGAATCTCATGCTCATGAAGACCACAGCACTCTTGACTGCTGCCCTCCTTCCCGCTTCCATTGCTGTTGCATCTGGATTGCGTGAGGTGGACGTGCCTGCCCAAGAGATCCCTGCTCCTACTGAATATGTTTGGGACTGTCCTACTTGCTCAGAGACTGAGCGTTACGTCCTACAGGAGTTACAAAAAGAGACTAAAATTTACGACCGCAATGCACTTGCTACAATTCTTGGCAATATTAGACAGGAGTCTAATTTCACTCCCAATATATGTGAGGGAGGTGCTCGAGTTCGCTATGACGATTGTCATAGGGGTGGGTATGGCATCATTCAGTGGACAAGCTTAGGTCGTTACAATAATCTCGGTAAATTCTGCAAAAACTATGGATGTGATCCCTCTAGTCTTACTGGTCAGGTAAGGTATATGATTAACGAATCTGTCTTCCAACGCTATCTTCCTATGTTTGAAGGTGGTGGACAAACTGTCCGTCAGTATATGGTTCCTGCTTACTACTGGTTAGGATGGGGTATCAAAGGCAATCGTGAATTGTATGCATACGATTACGTTAAGAAGTTGGAAAAAGTAGAGAAGGATGACGTATCAGTTACAGTTGAAGCATAAAGAAGATTGGGTTACACTAAAAAATTATACAGGTCTTTCTCGTATCAAAGCAGAGTTTCTTTACTTCTGCTGCAGTTTGATGGGAGAGAAGGCGAGTCAACTGAGGATAACACGAGAGTATGGAACCACCATTGATGAAAGTAATCAAGTTTGCGAGTGAGGAGTTTACTCCTTTCGCTCCTTACTGGGATTATGTAATGGCAGAGACGGAGGTCCAGTGGGACCTCCAACCACTCATTGATGAGATCCTTTCTAAAGAGAAAGGTATCATTGAATCAACTGAGTTTACTGATGACTGGGGCACACGTCTTGGTAAGAATAGTTTAACTTCAAGATCTAATACTTACAATCTCCTTGAGTTTGACAACGCAGCAGACCTTAGAGATTCTATTAGATCTGTCCACGATAGATTCCTACAGAATCTTGAGATGGAATATCCTAGTGGTATCTTTGTCCAGTGTTGGGCAAACGTGATGAGGAAGAAGGAGAAGATTGCTCCTCACTGTCATGCGTTTGGACCCTACACATATCTTAGTGGACACCTTTGTATGCAGGTAGAGGACACTTCTACCTACTACATTAATCCTTATGGTGGTGACCCATGGGCGTCTGAGAATACAAACGGTAAGATCACCCTGTTTCCAGGATGGTTGCGTCACTACACAGATCCCGTGCCACCAGACCAGACTAGGATCACAATCGCATTTGACATTCTGTCAGAGAACGGTTACTATGAGGACGTTAAAGACGACATGAAACACCATTGGATCAGACTGTAGAGCAGAGACTTCCTCGCCTTGAGGATTCCCTTGGACCCAACCCGACTATTGAGAAAGAGATCCCTGAAGATGTTGAATGGATCGATGACGCTTTCTATATCAAGAAGACCCGCTTTGGTCTTTACACCAGTGTATTGAAGTCCCCTCTGGGTGCTCACTTCCTTACTGGTCTTGATAAAGAAGGTGTCATTTCTATGTCTAGGTGGCACCTCAAGTGTCTCCAAGAAGGCACTCTTCAAAACTACACTAAAGTCGTTAACAGTGGAGTCGTCGGAGGTAAACTCTAATTGAAGGACACCGTATTGTATGGAGATTGTCGTCAGAAACTGCAAGAGATTGCAGACTCTGGCACTCGTGCTCGCATGTGTGTGACATCTCCTCCCTACTATGGTCTGCGTGATTATGGTAATGAGGATGCACAGATTGGTCTAGAAGAGTCACCTGAGGAGTTTATTGACCAGTTGGTCGAGGTATTTCGTGGTGTCCGCGATTGCCTGACTGATGATGGCACACTGTGGGTTAATATTGGTGATAGTTATTACAACTATCGTGGTGGTAAAGGTCAAGCACTACCTAAACAGTCAGTTGCTAAGACTGATCAAGATCTACCACAAAAGAATCCTAGACGTGGTAATAAACTGAAAGGATATAAAGAGAAAGATCTTATTGGCATCCCTTGGATGCTTGCATTCGCTCTACGCAAAGATGGTTGGTATCTCCGTCAAGATATTATCTGGAGCAAACCTAACCCTATGCCAGAGAGTATGCGTGACAGGTGCACAAAGTCACATGAGTATATCTTCTTACTGAGTAAGAGTCAAAACTATTTCTTTGATGTAGATGCTATCAAGCAACCTACTGTAGACGGTAAGTCTATGAAGAGAAGGAAGAGTGTCTGGGAAGTGAGGACTAAACCTTATAAGGGTGCACACTTCGCAGTCTATCCTACTGAGTTGATCGAGCCTGCCATCCTTGCAGGTAGTGAGGAGGGTGACATTGTGCTTGATCCTTTCATGGGATCAGGGACCACTGCTGTGGTTGCTAAATCATTAGGGAGACACTATACTGGGTGTGAATTACATGAATCCTACTCGCAACTCATCGGAGAAAGACTATGATTGAAGACTGGCGCTATGATGATGGTAAAATGAATGAAAGGTCACTTGCTATGAGTGCCTTCGTCCGAAAGGGTATCGATCTGAATCGTGGTGTGTATGAATTCTGTGCTGACTTCGTATCTCAAGGTGGTATGCTATCATTGTTGAAAGAGCATTGTGATGGCACAGGTGAGAGTCCCTTCACCATGGAAGTGCTAGATAGCATTGCTGATAAAGTTATTAAGTCTTATTACGAATGGGTGGAGGAAACGTCTTGAAGATTATTATTGTTGGTGGTGGCACATCAGGTTGGATGTCTGCTGCCACTCTGAAGAAGAGATATCCTAATTATCATATCGAAGTTATTGAGTCAGACTCTGTGCCACCGATAGGAGTGGGAGAGTCAACGACTCAATTTTTTAGTATCTGGTTGCATTACTTAGGACTTGAACCTAAGGACTGGATGCCACATTGTGATGCCACTTATAAAGTATCTGTCCGTTTCCATAACTTCCATGATGTTGGAGATGTCCCATGGCAATATCCTTTTGGTAATCCTAAGACCGATGCACAACGTTTAGATGTGTGGTTTAGGGATGCCATGATTAATAAGTGGGACAACAGTCGTCTTGCTAGAGATCACTGGGTCTCTGCAGAGTTAGCAACTAGAAATGTGCTAGGTGAATTCCCTAATTTCAAACTAGGTAGAGATAACGGTTACCATTTTGATGCATCTAAGTTTGCTATCTGGTTGCGTGATAACTATTGTCTCCCCCGTGGTGTAATTCATACTAGAGGACACGTTGAAGATATTACCTACGATGATGATGGTGTTAAAGAATTATGGTTGGAAGGTGTAGAGGAGCCAGTTACTGCTGACCTCTTCATTGACTGCACTGGTTTCAAATCAATGTTGAATCAGACAGGGTGGAAGGAATATGATTTCCTCCCTAATGATCGTGCATGGGTGACTCGTGTTGACTATAGAGATAAGACAAAGGAGATGGTCAACTGCACAGACTGCACTGCACTGTCCTCTGGGTGGGTCTGGAATGTCCCTACATGGGATCGTATTGGCACAGGGTATGTCTTCTCCAGTAAATATCAAGATGAGAAAGATGCACTTGTTGAATTTCAAGATCATCTAGACGATAGAGTATCTGAGAATCAAGCATATCGTTTGATTAAATTCTCAGGTGGTAGAAGGAATGAAGGATGGTGGAAGAATGTTGTATCCATTGGTCTGTCTGGTGGATTCCTAGAGCCACTAGAATCAAATGGTTTGCTCTCTGTCCATGAGTTTCTTTTCTATCTCATCAGAGCATTTGGTGATCGTCAGGTAATTACACAACAGATCAGAGATATCTACAACAGGATTTGTGCTGAGAAGTTTGATGACTTCGCTGCATTCATTGGTATTCACTACTCATATACACAGAGAAACGATAGTCCTTATTGGAAAGCAGTCACTCAGAGATCAATCCATGGTGCTACTCATGACTATGCACAGGGTGCCTGCATGATTACACCATTCAAGATTAATGACGCTATTAATTTTCATGCAAGTGATTCCATCCCTGCTATCTGGGGTGGACATGGATTCAATCCTTGGAATGAAATTGTAGAGAATGAGATTAGGATGTATGGGTATGAAGTATTTGAAAGCACTAGACATACATACAAAGACTGGGATCTTTCCGAGTGTATGAATACTTACGAGTATTATACGAAAACTTTATATGGTATGTCATGATGTATGAATCACTTAACTGCTTCGAGGAAGCACTCAAGCACTTCGGCACCCGAGTCGAAATGATCTGTGCTATGCAGATGGCAAGGAAGATCAGTCCCGAGCAGGCATACCAGATGATCAAGGATGAGCGAGATGAGTTGAAGCAGTGCCGAAAGAAGTGGAATAAATCTGGCGAAAGCTGTTGACAAGATTCGGGAAACCCTATATAGTAAGTCTGTCGTTAACAAACCGACACATTTGACCCCTTCAACCGAGACCTATAGGGTCATTAAACTACGTCTCTAATACCTCTACCTGAGGGTGGTAGAGGAATACTAACTTCACTGTCCCCTGCAGTATTACTAACCCTTTTTTCAAATGTCGAGTACAATTCTTACCCGAGGTAGGCAGTCTTCCAACTGGGAGCAGTTCTGTCAATGGGTCACTAGCACAAATAACCGTCTTTATGTTGGTTGGTTTGGAGTCCTTATGATTCCTTGCCTTCTCGCTGCTACAATTTGCTTCATTACTGCCTTCATCGCTGCTCCTCCTGTGGACATCGATGGCATCAGAGAACCTGTTGCAGGATCTCTTATGTATGGTAACAACATCATCTCTGGTGCTGTTGTCCCTTCGTCTAACGCAATCGGACTTCACTTCTATCCTATTTGGGAAGCTGCAACCATGGATGAATGGTTGTATAACGGTGGTCCTTACCAGTTGGTTGTCTTCCACTTCCTTATCGGTGTAGCTTGCTACATGGGTCGTGAGTGGGAACTGTCTTACCGTCTTGGTATGCGTCCTTGGATCTGCGTTGCTTATTCAGCACCTGTTGCTGCTGCCGCTGCAGTCTTCCTCGTTTATCCTTTCGGTCAGGGATCTTTCTCTGATGGTATGCCTCTTGGTATCTCTGGTACATTCAACTACATGTTTGTCTTCCAAGCGGAGCACAACATTCTGATGCACCCCTTCCATATGCTTGGAGTTGCTGGTGTTTTTGGTGGATCTCTTTTCTCTGCTATGCACGGTAGTCTCGTGACCTCTTCTTTGGTCCGTGAAACTACTGAAACCGAGTCACAAAACTACGGTTACAAGTTTGGTCAAGAAGAAGAAACCTATAACATCGTTGCCGCTCATGGTTACTTTGGTCGTCTGATCTTCCAGTATGCTTCTTTCAACAATTCTCGCTCGCTGCACTTCTTCTTGGCAGCATGGCCTGTTGTGGGCATCTGGTTTACCGCCCTCGGCGTCAGCACCATGGCATTTAACCTCAACGGATTCAACTTCAACCAGTCCGTCGTTGATGCAGGTGGAAGAGTCATCCCAACTTGGGCAGACATTCTCAACCGAGCAGGTCTTGGAATGGAAGTCATGCATGAGAGAAATGCACACAACTTCCCCCTCGATCTTGCGACTGCTGAGTCCACACCTGTGGCCTTGACTGCACCCGCAATCGGTTGATGACATTACATTAAATAAGTGATATAATTAGAGGCGTAACCCGCCTCTTTTTTTATGTGGAATTATATTATTGCTGGTCTTCTGTTGGGGGCGGCACATGGTATGTCCGTCCAAGCAGGGGAAGATAAAATTACAAAAGGATATAACACCATGGATGCCATGGGTTGTATGCTACTTCAAGAATGTAATGATAATGTAGATGAGGTATATTCTCTACTTGATATCTCTAGTCAATATGAAAACCCTGAAAGATTTACATTTGCAGCACTTGAGTTTAATACTATGCTGATGACACTCCATCAGATTGGTGTGAAAGTATATCTTGCTGATCAAAAATATTTCCCAGTCAATCATCGTGGTGTTTATCACACCGTGTCCAACAACTTCTATCTCAATCGTAGATATATGCATGACCCTGCTGTCCTGATGCAACTGATGCGTCATGAAGGATGGCACGCTGCACAAGATTGTATGGCAGGCACCATCGAGAATAGTATGATTGCTATCATCAAACCTGAAGATGATGTGCCTATGATCTGGCGTGTCATGGCAGAGCGCACCTATCCTCAGAGTGCTGTCCCTTGGGAGGCAGAAGCAGGATGGGCAGGACGCACCGAAGGTATGACTCAGGCAGCACTAGAAGCATGTGCTCGTGGTAAAATGTGGGAAGAATATGATCCCACTCCTATGACACGAGAGTGGTTGAAAATTAATGGTTATATCAAGGACTAAATACAAGAAAGACTCCTAGAGAATGGCAGAGAGGTGTTATGGATCGGAAGGATTTGAGGACGAAGAGCTAAGGAATATACCTAACCCTCTTGACTCCGAGAATCCTTCCATCCCCCTACAACAACAAGCAGCAGCAGGTGAACCTGAGGTGGTTTATCCTGTCTATGCAGGGCGCTGCTACGGTCCTGATGGAGAGCCGTTGGCACCCAACCCTCTCGACCAGTTATTCCCTACACCAGAGACGCCAGAGACCCCTGATGAGCCAGCACCTACCCCTCGTGAGGTAGTGCAGGAGTTGGTCAACAGATGCTATCCAAGTCTTGCTCCCCCACTTCTAACACCTCCAGATACAGGTCTCCCTCCATTAAATACGATCGATCTGGATCTGGATGATCAGATTAACTGGTTGTGTGATTTCTTTCCTGACCTTCCTTTCTGCGATGGTGGTCCTACAGGTCCACTCCCAACTAAATTTCCAATCCCTGATCTAGGTAAGCCTGGTTGGCCATACCTTACGTCAGGTGATGACTGTGACATCATTGCTAAGCTGGCACCCATGGGTCTGTTGGTTGACCTAGGTAATGGATACTGGGAAGATCCCAAGACGAAACGAGTATATTATTGTGAGGGTGTGCCTCACGAGCAGAATTTGCCATGGGAACAATGTGTGTTGAATACACTTGAGTGTCTATTCAAACCATACATGGGTGGTAACTGGAAACCACCTAAGGCAGACTGTGACACCATGTATCCTCGTGGATGGAGTGGCACAAAGGATGAATTCTGTATTGCTAATTGCTTCCCCGATCGTGTGCCGATCATGGAGGCACGGAGTGGTAATGATGCTGTCACCCTACAGATCTCACCATTCAGTAATGGATTCCATAACAAACGTGTTGCTACTGCTAGGTCTGATGGTAGTTGGAATGGTAAAAAGAAAAGATTAGAAGGTGGTAATCAGATCTTTACGTCTGGTGGCACCATCAGTTGGACTCAATCATTCGGTGGTGCTAGTGTAAGTATTAATGCCACTGGTATTAATGATGGTGGTGAGTGGGATTCTGAATGGTGGTTTAGTTACAGTGGCAGTCTTCCTGCACTAGGCACCAAACAAAACTTCACACTAAACGGACAGAAGAATAGTGTCACTGTCCAATTCAAAGTAATCGCTGCTGGATCAGCAGGTCAAGATCATACCTACTGGAATACTGACGACGGTAACGTTGCACCAGTGGGATACACTTCGTCTGAAAATAACCCACAGTTTTATGTGCTGCGTCAACCTATTGAAGGATCGCAGGGTGGTTACGCTGACAACATACAGATCAAACGTGTGTTAGATAACACTGGTGATGCTGATGTGCAGCATACAGATCGAGATGGACAACAAGTTAACCCATCCACCTGGTATTTTAACGAGGGTGGTCACAGGTATTGGCCAGACAATGTAGATCTCCCTAATGGAGATGCTGTCTACGGTGATACTATGACAGAGACTGCAAAGTTTAAGGACTTCACAGTCGTATTTAAGGTGCGTCCTATCTACCGTAGAAAGGGTGGAGACACCAAGGATATTGATAGTGAATGGCAGGTTGTGTCGTGGTCATATCCTGCCGATAAAGATATGCCTAAGACAGGCACTAGGTTTAAGTATTCTTTCATGCCTAAGACAAATGGTAAGAAAGGAAAGAAGAAAGCACAAGTAACATTTGAATTCACTGGTCCTCCTTCCACTAGGACTACGGTGCCTCTATTCAAATTCTATTCTGAGTCACGTCAGGATACTATGCTCACCACTAATCCTGGTAAACCTGACTCACCTGGTCAGGGTGAGAGAGCACTGCTCAATGCTGGTGGATATGTTTCACAAGGCATTGTTGGTTATGTGTTTAAGGATCCTCAGAAGATGATCTCTTATCTTGCTGATGGTGAGTATGCCACTGCTCTACACAGATATAACTATCCATTCGGCACCTCTGATAACTACCAAGATCATAGATACTCCATTGATCCTGAAGGTGCAGAGCAGCAACCTGAATACAATAGGAAGAAACAGTTTTATCACATCCCTAAGAAAGTCCGTAGTAGTTTACAAGTCATTGCTGATATCCATAAAGGATCTGCAGGATATAAAAACACCTTAGGATTCTATCTTGCTAATCAAAGTGGTCCTCAAAAAGGATTCATCCTAGAGCCTAATGCTAAAGACTCAGGTGCACTTAGAAGGATTGAGATTGATCCTAGTGAATTTAATGGGTTTGAAAAACACACCATGGGTTTCTTCTTGATTCCTGATGGTGCTGACAGCTCTTCATTTAGTGTGGGTGATGAGATTACTTTCTCCTCACAGAGTGATGGATTTAGAGCTGACGGGCACAGTAGTGCTGAGAATAACTATGTGCTCTTCTCTGATTCCGATTGGAATCCAGACAACAAAGACTTTACTAAGTGGGATGGTGATCAGTATCAATACTGGGAAGATCTAATCAATGGTGATGATGACTATGATGATTGTAAATTCTGGCACAAGGTTAACTGGACTGATGATGGATATGTGTATGAAGGTATCGAGTGCTATGTCTATCGTGATGCAGCACCAGAAAAGATCATGCAACCTATTGAAAACAAGTCTCCTTGTGACAGTAGGATGTCCAACAGGACATTTGCAGATGTAATCTTACAACGTGCTGACTGTGGTGCATCTTCTCTACCTGTAGATGAAGAATGGGAGATGAAAGTCCAGTGTGGTAAGTGCACTGGAGACTATGTTGTTGAGCAGAATCGTGTCCAGACAATCACCATCGTTACAGGTGGCACCTATGAATTAAAATCCATGGGTGGTATCACTGGTGGTATCTATGGTGACTGCATTCGCTGGAGACAGAGACTGAAAAAGAATGGCAGTATCATTCATGATGAAAAGTATAAGGCAAGAAAATGGCCTGAGATTGGCACAACACTCTTCGGTCCTTTCAGTGTTGCTGAGGGAGATACCCTAGAGTTTGAGGTTGTCAGTCTTATCTCTGGTCCTCCTACAGGTCTAGTGACCATGGAGATGTCCTTCTTTGACACCAACACCAAGATGTTTGAGGATACATTCTCCCTCAGACTGGGCACTCACAGCGTCCCTAACGAGCAGTCCAAAGAAGTTTGGGGTGATCAAGGCGGTGGTGCTATCGACACCCTCTACATGCAGATGTATAGTAATGGTAAAGGTGAGTGGTATGCTGGATCACCTGATGGTGAGTCTTATAACAGCAGCATTGGCACGTTGGTATGGGATCATGGTAATGGTGGCAGGACTCCTACAGGTGACTGGCAAACAAACCTGATGGGTAGACCAGGTGGATCCTCCTCAAGTATCAGTGTCAATGAGTGGAGTAATCTGAAGCGTGACCCTGATAATTCCAGAGGATATGCACATGACTATGCTGCAAGACAATCATTCATTGATTCATTCAATGTCCCTGATGAATGGGCACCAAGAGAATTCACTACAGGTAATGTAAGTCAAGAAGACGCTGAAGATTTCTCGCTGTGGGATAAAGTACGGCCAGACTTTACTGAGTTGTTAAGTAGGTATCTCTATACCGATGATGATCCTGAGGTTAGAAACGATCCTGAGGGTAATCAGGAGTCATCGAGGACGACCGAAGGTGATTGTGTTGAGGATACTGTCAACCCTCATGAAGGTTTCTTCATCGAGAGTAGAATGTCTCTCAATGATTTCTGGTATAAGAGTAGAGACTATTCTAATCCACGCAAAGGATTTAGAAACGAGGTAAACACTGAGTGTCTCAACTGTGATATCTTTGACAACCAAGGAAACCTAGACTGGGAGAGAGTGCACCATCATCTGTCGCCAGGAGCTACTAAACCTTTGTGGTCACAGAATAATGATCCCGAGAATTATTCAGAGGAGGATGGATTTGAGGTGGTCACATTCATCCATGACTATGAATTAGAGGGCACTAAGAATCTTCCTAATGCTACTCCAAGAGGGGGCAAGATCAGATGTGCTATCACATTCTGGAAAGCATATTCTGATAACGATCCATCAGAGTCTAGAATGCACAAGGCAACAACATGGAATGCTATGGTTGAAGTGCTAGAAGTATTGTCTTATGGCACACACTATAGACCTAATGAAGAGTTTGTGTTATACTGGCCACCTGAGCGTGTGAAAGAGAAAGAAAATTCCTCGATCTCACCTCACTACCCAGATCAAAACAACCATGATGAGAAGACAGTAAGGGTAAACAGAGTCAACCTTGGCACTCAAAGGTGGGAATCTTATAGTGGTAGAGGTCAAAGTAATTACCAAGCTATCGCTGTGCATGAGTCTTATTATCAAGAGTCACATCGCACTGGGTCTAGAAGATGGCATCTTCTAACTGACAAACTAAAACATAGAGTTAAATTCAAAGTTATTATTGGTGACATACAATGAGTAATGGTTTTGGGGATTTTGTCCCTGATGTTAAAGGCAAGAAGCGCCACGAAAACTGGGCAGAAAGATCCTTGGAGAAGTCTGCTCGTGAATTGAAGATGCTTCGCAAAGTCATTGAGCAATACAAAGATGATCCCAATGGCAAGCGTAAGATGCTGAAGAAGATGCGTCGTCTGTGGAGATCTAACCTGCAAGAGGTTAAAAACATGGACTACAAACCTAAAGGTGAAGCATGGGTGCCACCTACTCTTGTCGATCAAGATGAGACTATCGAAGATCCCCGTGAGACCGAGGGAGAATCTGTAGAAAATATGAAGGAAGAGGATATGTCACGAATCCGTGATATACTAAATAAGAATTCCACAGAAGACCAAGACGCTCATGATCAATCTGCACCAGAAATACAACCACTACCTCCACACGGATAAGATCTTGGATGACCATGACATTCACGAACGTATCATCAGTTATGGTTGGCGAGATGATGGCGAGACAGTAATTGGATACTATGTCTTGACAGAAAACCACATCTTGCATTATGATCTTAAAGAGCGACTTCTGGAGACGAAGAAGCGAGAGCTTCCTCAACCCAAAGGAGGTCCAACTCACTGGCGCACAGTCAATCCACTTCATGATTGACTGGGGAAACCTCCTCAACTGTCACACGGTTGACAGAAATGGAATTCATGCTAGTATAAATAACCATTCGTGACTTACGTTACGGATTGTTACAAACGGAGTCATGTCGAGACTCCTATCATCTGCGGGTCAAACTCCGCAAGTAAACTAAGGAAACAAATACAAATGATCAAAACTGCAATCGCTACTCTTGCCGCTACTGCTGCTGTGGTAGCCCCATCTGCTGCCCTTGCAGGTCCCTACGTTAACATCGAGGCAAACTCTTCGTTCACGGGATCTAACTACACTGGTACAACTACCGACGCTCACGTTGGCTACGCTGGCACTGCTGGTGAAGCTGTGTCTTGGGGTGTGCAAGCAGGTCCTAGCTTCGTCGTTACTGACGGTGGTGAGTCTGATACTGTCCTCTCTGGTAAGGTCTACGGCAGCGTTGCTGCTACTGAGAAACTCTCCGTTTATGGTGAGTTGTCATTCGCTGGTGGCATCGATGATGCTGACAACGGTTACGGCACTAAGGCAGGCGTGACTTACAGCTTCTGATAAGTTAATATAGATATAGGGGGAGGCAAGTCCTCCCCTTTTTTATTCCCTGAAATATTATGGCATCGAATCCAGGACCAACTGCAATTTATACGAGACCAGGATGTCCGTATTGCACAAAGATAAAAGAACTATACAATGGTAAAGGTTGGACATACTCTGAGTTTGTCCTCGGTAGAAACTTCACTAAACCACAGTTTTACAACCAGTTTGGACAGGGAGCAACCTTCCCACAAGTCCTAATCAATGGTCGTGTTACTGGTGGGTGCACCGAAACCGTTAAGTATCTCATGGAGAAAAAACATCTGTAATGACAAAGCAGTCTATTGACAAAGAAGAGCTTTACGCGATTGTTGATCGTGCCATTGATGAGGCAATGGTCAACAGTCGTTTTCTTTTCAACATGTATAATTATTTGAGCGCTAGTAAGTGGACACGACGTGCGACAAATGATTTCATTGAATCATCTGTTGCAGCAGAGTTAAGCAATACAGTGCAAGAGCTTGATGATTTTATCAAGGGTGGTGACAAGCAACTAAAGGAAGCGTATGGTCACCTTGGTAAACCTCAAGCAAGAAAGATACGAAAGTATCTCTACGGCATTCTTGAAGACGCTTGGAAATACCATGCAGAAAGGCGGCCAGGTCGTCGCAAGAAAGTCGCTAAATAAAAATATCAGGTAGCATAGGAGGTATGCCATGGCAGACGCATCTTTTCTTTATATTGCATTCTTCCTTACTATCGGATCCTTCATCTTAGGGTTGATCGTATCATGGAATCTGCGTAAAGTATGGGATGATTGGAAAGCAAGAGCAGAGTATGCTGCTGTCGTAATGCATCCAGAAATGGAAACAGAAGACGGTATTGTTGACCCATCAGAGTTATTGTACTTGCGATTTACAGACGAGGATGATATACTAGAAGATGAAGATGAATGATGTATTTTAGGAGACCATTCTAGTGAGACTTATGATTTCTGAAGTGCTACAAAAAGCACATAACGCCAAGACGAAGGCGCAGAAAGTGAAGATCCTGCAAGACAATAACACACAGACTCTTCGCTCTCTGTTTATTATTAACTTTGACGAGACTATTGTACCTCGTGTCCCTCTGGGTGAGGATGTCCCTTATCGTCCCAACGAGGCACCTAAAGGGACAGAGCACACTCTGCTAGAGCAAGAGGGTAAGAAACTCTATCGCTTCTTCAAAGGTGGTGATGATACACTGCCCAACATGAAGGTGGAGAATATGTTTATCCAAATGCTTGAAGGACTTCATCAGTCTGAAGCAGAGGCATTGATCAAAGCAGTGAATAAGTCACTGCATAAAAAATATAAGATCACTCGTGCTTGTGTGGAGGAAGCATTTCCGTCCATTGAGTGGGGCAATCGCAGTTGAAGATCAAAATTTTACATCAAAATTGTGATCCTACGATGGCACAGGATAAAACCTTGCCCTATACTGCATACCTAGTTGAGTATCATGACGGAGATAAAGTCTGTTATGATATTGCTAGTGCACCCAAGACTGTAGATCTCTTTGACTACTATTGGGATAATTATAAACACGGATTCAAAAAATGGACACAGACAGAGGGCAGGGTGAATCCAAAGATGTGGAATCCACCAGGCACCAAAAAAGAAAAAGGAAAATAATGAAGCAGGAGATCTATACTAAAGTAGATCCAAGGACCGTTGGTGAAACTCTCATACCAGATGATGAAATGACTGAAGAAGAAATGGAGAGACAAAAGAATATTGAATTGGGGGCAAAGGTCTCAGCAGCGCTGGGCACCCTATTCATTTCACCCCTTGTGCTTATGTTTGTTTGGAATGCATTCATTCCTTCACTGTTTGCACTCGCTGCCCTGAATTACTGGCAGAGTATGGGCATCATAATTATTTCACGATTGATCTTCCCTAAGAATGACTAAATTTTATTCTGATCCTATCGAGCATTCCTCTAAGGTTTGCTTGGTATCTGTGACGCCTGATGCTGAGAAGCATATGGGATACGTTGCTCGCGTAAGCAACCCAAAGAATCAGAGCAACCCTGAGGTTGCTGGACTACTTAAGTATTGCATCAAGCATGGGCACTGGTCTGTGTTTGAGCAAGCACACATGACTCTTGAGATCAACACTACTAGGGGACTGGCGGCTCAAATATTGAGGCACCGTAGTTTTACCTATCAAGAGTTCTCACAACGCTATGCAGATACTAAACTGCTGTCAGATACTATTGAGGTGCCTGACCTGCGTCTACAAGACACCAAGAATCGTCAGAATAGTATCGACGGTGTGCCTGCAGACCAGAAAGCATTCCTCCAAGGTCGCATCCATCAATACTTTATTGAAGGTATGGACCTATACAATGAGTTGCTCCGTGAGGGTGTGGCAAAGGAGTGTGCTCGTTTTGTGCTTCCTCTCGCCGCGCCTACAAGAATTTTCATGACGGGCTCTGTGCGTTCATGGATCCATTATATTGAATTGAGGTGTGCTAATGGCACACAGAAGGAGCACATGGACATCGCTGAGTTGTGTAAGCAACACTTCAGGTGTCAGTTTCCTACTGTTGCTAAGGCACTTGACTGGTGTCCTGAGGAGGAGTGTGGATGTCCCGATGACTGGGACGACTTGCAACCATGTTTGAGGATCGATTAATGCCTACTTACCCTGTAATAAATAAAAAAACTGGAGAGAAAAAGACTCTCTCCATGACCATGAAAGAATACTGTGATTGGAAGGATGAAAATCCTGATTGGGATAAAGACTGGATGGAGGGTGTCGCTGGCACTACCTATGGTCAACCCAAACAATCTGATGGATTCAAAGAGGTGATGCAAAAAATCCAAGCAAAACACCCTGGTGGTAACCTTAGTCGCTATACCTGATAACCTATGCCTCGTAAGAAGTCTCCCGTCCCATTTGGTATGAGTAATAAGCAAATGAAGAGACGTAAACCGATTAATTTAGACCACCTGAAAACTATTCAGCCTCTAACTGATCATCAAAAAGAAGTTTTTGATTGTTATGCTGAGGGCAAACACCTTATTCTTCATGGTGCTGCTGGCACAGGTAAAACATTCATCAGTCTTTACCTAGCACTACAACAGGTGCTAGATCCACAGTCACCATACGACAAAGTTTATATGGTGAGGTCTCTTGTGCCAACACGAGAGATTGGTTTCCTGCCTGGTGATCATGAGGATAAGAGTAACCTTTACCAGATTCCTTATAAGAATATGGTCAGGTTTATGTTTGAGATGCCAGATGATAATTCTTTTGAGAATCTGTATGCAAATCTCAGGACTCAAGAGACTATCTCTTTCTGGTCTACATCATTCCTTCGTGGCACCACACTTGACAACTGTGTTATTATTGTGGATGAGTTTAGTAACCTTAACTTCCACGAGTTGGATTCAATCATCACTCGTGTCGGACAGGATTCTAGAATCATTTTCTCAGGTGACTACGCACAGTCAGACCTAGTTAAAAAGCATGAAAAGAGTGGAGTCCTTGACTTCCTCAAGATCGCCCAAGCAATGGAGTCATTCTGTTGCATTGAGTTTGGCATCGATGACATTGTGAGGTCTGGTCTGGTCAAAGAATACCTAATTGCAAAACACAATCTTGGATATGTTTAATGATGTTTACACATGTTGGTCCTGCTAAACCACTCGGTGAGTTGGAGAGCAGGACTCTACCCTATGGACGTTTCTATAAGATAGACGACGGTTGGTTGCCTAGTGTGACTACCGTCGTTTCTCATAATACAAAGGCAGGTATCCTTGCATGGGAGAAGAGAGTAGGTTATACTGAAGCGGAGCGTGTGCGTCGTGCAGCATCTTGGCGTGGCACAAAGTATCATGGTATCGTGGAGGACTACCTTAACAATGAATTGGAAAAAGTTGAAGAAAGCGAGGGTCTTCCCGCTTACCTTTTCAGGTCTGCTCGTGAGACTCTTAATCGTATTTCTAACATACATGCTCTTGAAGCCCCTCTTTATAGTGCTAAGTTGGGGATTGCTGGTCGGGTTGATTGCATTGCTGAGTTTGATAATTCTCTAGCGATCATTGACTTTAAGACTACAAAGAATCTCAAGAAGGAAGAGCACCTAGAGAAATTCTTTGTGCAGGAGGCAGCATATGCCTACATGTATTACGAGATGACTGGTGTTGAAGTTGACAAACTCGTCACACTATCTGTGGCAGAGGATGGACAGGTGCAGGTCGTTGAGAAGCATGACAAGGTGCCCTACATTAATACTCTTATCGATTGGATCGAAGAGTATCGTTACTATGTGAATAATACAAAATGAAAGATACATTCTTAGGCATTCCATTTTATAGATTCTATTTTCCTGGTGACATCAAGGGAGTAGAAGAAGCATGTAAGACTCTTAACTATCGTCCTAATGGATCTAATATGATTTGGGATGGAGTGATCGAGAATGGTTATGGTGGTAGCGATTTACATAGACATCCACATCCTGAGTTGATTAATCTGTTTGTATGGATTGATCAATGCTTGGATGAAGTTGCCAAAGATATGGGCATGGATAACAGACTCAAGATTAACTCAGCATGGTCTCATCTAAATAGACCAGGGCAATTCTTTTACGACCATACACATGCTAACTGTTTTGTTAGCAGTAACTACTATGTGAGTGGTCTTGAGCAAGATAAAACCAAATGGTTTTGGCCTAATCCTTACTTCGATAAGACAAACATCTGGCCTTGGGGTGAGTGGGAAGAGGATAAGTTTTTCCTCACTCATGAAGAGTCCACTGAACCAGGCAAGTATGTTGTCTTTCCTCCAATGATTAGGCATCGAGCAGCGCCAAACAGTGCTGCTTATGATAGAATTACTATTGCAGCAAATGCATTTCCAGATGGATACATCAATTCTTCTGGCGTATCCCATCTAGACATCAAGGTTCTGTAAATGAAAGAAATTGAAGAGAAGTTTATGACACAAGGCAAATTCACCTCACTGGTTGAGCACCTAGTGAAAGAAAGTGATGGTCTTATCAATTATATCGAAGCAGTTACATCCATCTGTGAAGAGTATGAGATTGAGGTTGAAACTGTTAACAAACTAATCTCTCGACCCCTGAAAGATAAGATCAAGTGGGATGCCCAACAACTTAATTACATTAAACGCACGAGTAGAGGAGTCCTTAACCTATGAGTGAGGAATCATTTTTCAAATCAGATGTCGTAGTCGAAGAGTTACAAGACATTCAAAAAACTTATACAGATCTGTTGAAAATGTCAGCAGGTCTTGCTGAATTCTCTCCCAAGGAGAGACTGGATCACATCGAGAAGACCCTAGAGTTGATTGCGAAACAGAAAGTATTCTATGCTCGCCTCGCACTAGCGTCACATGGTATCGAACCTGGCGATGAGAGTGAGGAAGTTGGTTTCCTTAAGTCTCGCATCGACCACATGTCAGAGGTCTATAGCGGCGGTCACAGTTTGCTCACAATTCTGGATCAGATGGAGCAGAAACTACAGACATGGCGTTATAACATCAAGAAGGACCTTGACAACGACTAAATAATATGCCATCATAATACGGTGGCACACACGCCAAATACAAACTACAACGGAGAAATACAAATGTCCTTTTCAAGTCTTAAATCTAAGTCTGGATCGTTTTCTAAACTGACCCAGCAGATTGAGAAGATGTCTAAACCTCAAGGTGCTGGTCCCGACGAGCGTCTTTGGAAACCAGAGGTTGACAAGTCTGGCAACGGTTATGCTGTTGTCCGTTTCCTCCCCGAGCCTGAGGGTGAAGACCTTCCTTGGGCACAAGTGTGGAGTCACGCATTCCAAGGTCCTGGTGGATGGTATATTGAAAACTCTCTCACTACTCTGGGTCAAAAAGATCCTGTTGGTGAGTTGAATCGCACACTGTGGAATAGCGGTATTGATGCAGACAAAGAGATTGCTCGCAAACAGAAGCGTAAACTCTCTTACTACAGCAACATCTATGTTGTGAAAGATCCTCTGCATCCTGAGAATGAGGGTAAGGTTTTCCTCTATAAGTATGGTAAGAAGATCCATGACAAGATCGTCTCTGCTATGCAACCTCAGTTTGAAGATGAAGAACCTATCAATCCTTTCGATCTGTGGAAAGGTGCAGACTTCAAGATCAAGATCCAGACCATTGGTGGTTACTGGAATTATGACAAGTCTGAGTTTGCTTCTGCAAGCATCCTTGGATCTTATGATGATGAAAAACTTGAGGAGATCTGGAAGCAACAGTATTCTCTGAAAGAGTTTACTGATTCAAGTAACTTCAAATCTTATGAGAAACTTGAAGAGCGTCTTAACATGGTGCTCAACAAGCGCTCTCAACCAGTGCGTCAACGTGACGAGTCAGAAGAAGATCTCTTCAACTCTGATGACATTATGACACCTAACGCAGTGGTACAACCTGACCCCACACCTAGTGGATTTGGTGCTAAGATTGAAGAGTTGAATAAAGCAGACGACGGACCTGATCTAGATTACTTCGCTGCTCTAGCACAAGAAGACTAATGAAACTCCCCAACTGGCAACATAATTCTGGCAAAGACCAGAAACGCACTTTGAAACCTCAAGCATTGAGGCAAGCAAAGAAGCGACGCAGTGCTCTCAAAAAGAAACTGCTGTTTGGTGCTGCTGTGTTGGGGATTCTTTCTGTCCAACCTGCCAACGCACTCACTTGGAAGGAGTTTTGGGAACCATTCCAAGACGATCACCACCACTATCATTATGACTATGGTCACCACCACTATCATCGTCCAAGACGACGTTGTGAAGTGGTAGTCCACCGTGAGATGTGGGTGCCTGGCAATTACTATAGATCAGGTTACATGAGACGATGGTCCGAACTAGAATGGAGGCGCTGTTGACCGAAGCTATTGTCTATACGAATGGTAACCAAGAATGTGAGAGACTGCTCTCACTTCTAGAGACTACCAAAGTCAAGCGAAGAGTATACATGCTTGACAAAGATTTCACCAAGCAACAATTTCAAATGGAGTTTGGTGGTGATGCACACTATCCTCAAGTCGCTTTCGGTGTTAAACACATCGGTGGCATGAAAGATGCACTGCATTACCTCAAAGAGAAAGGACTCATCCACTGACCCCATATATTATTTCACTTTCCGTTCACAGGAAGGTCGAAAAAAAATTCGGGGTATTTTTTGGTCCTCAGGGTTTTTGCAAATTTACTATGACACACTACAAACCTTATTCGCCCGAATGGCATAGATTTAGGTATCTTAAAGAATCAATCTACAAATATCTTGATGACGGCATAGATAACGATGTTATCATGCAAGATATTCTAAATATTGTGTGTGAGCGCCAAGACGCTGCACATGCCGAGTATCATAAACTCGAAGACCTAGAATCCAAACTGCGCGTTTAATATGCTGTCAACCGCCTACCGCCTTCGTCTTGAAGGCATTTGCCGCTGCATTGCTAGTAATGAACAAGTCCCATTAGAAGATATGATCTGGGCAGAGAAATTGGCAAAACGCCATACTACTGCTCGTAACTGGTTAACAAATGCCAGACGCCTCGCCGCAAATCCAGATGTAGAGGAAGGGGGCACAGACGATTTTTTGAATAAGATGGGTTTGGGAGATCCAGATCCAACACGTCATCGCACTACATTTGAGTCCGCTGACGATATTGAAGATTGGTTTCGACGCGATAAACCCGATGACTGGAGACAACGAGATTAGACCAGTTGACTATTTGCTCCTTATTAGTGACATGGAAGGAGCTTGCACATACACAAAAAAATACGGTTGGACAGAGGATCATGAGATCCTACGAAAAATGTGCAACCGTTATTATAAGGAATATTTTAAGTTAAAGAAGAAAAGTTAATATCCTCCTCCATAACCCTGACTCAGATTAGTGCCACTGGACTGACCACCACTTGACCCGTATTGGTTAGTTTCAGTGGTTGTTTCTGTTCCTGCCTGAGATGTAGTGCCTGCAACACCTGTAGTCACGGTTGTGGTGCCATCAGCAAGTGTCTGACCTTCACCAATACCGAGAGATTCGCGTGTAAACGTCCTAGACGTATATTCGCCAGTTGCAGCAAACTCGACAGATGGGATATTTCCAATATCTGTAGAATACTCGTCTTTGACTGTTTTGAAGACTTCTCTAACAGCACCTTGAGTGACTTTATCGCCATTTTCATCAACTTCGCTATTTGGAAGATATTCGCAAAGATTGAGGAATTCCTCTACAAATTCGGTTAGATATTGAGGTCTTAAAAGGTAAATATTGCGTTTATAGTCATTATCTCTAACTTCATATTCCCAGTTAGTTACTGGAAACAGTAAATCATCTTTTAAGACAGGTGTGCCGTCAGGACGATTATATGTGAAAGTCTCAGAAACAGTCATTCCTGCTTTCAGCATAACATCACCCCTAGGTGACTTAACTTCTTGAGTTTCCCAATGATGGATATCGTCGATATTTGAGTAATGAGTAGAAGCAAACTTATATAACTCATCCTCTGTCATAGGCCATTCATCGTAAACATTGATGATGTTATTACATATCAACACTACCCAGTCATACGCCATATTGCCATAAAACTTCCAAGCAGTCTGATCAGGTCTTTCATTGTTAGGGACCGTATACTGCTCAAAACCTAATACTACGTCATCTAGATTATCTCTAATCTTGATTCTACGAAAGATATTCTTCGCCAAGACATAGGGATCTACGTTATCACGTCTATAAGACGAGTTTCTAACATAGACATTAGGTAAGAATGTAAAGTAATTAGACATTAGAATCCTCGAAGAAGTCTCTGACAAGCAGACCAGTTTCTTTGAAAGTCAGTTGCATTTGATAAGCAACAGGACCAAAATCATATGTTTCGTCACCACCTGCTCTAGATTGTAGAGAAGCATAATTACCACCCTGTGCGAGATTGAGTTGCATACCACCCAATACACACTTAACAGGGAATCTCATGATGTTTTGAAGGACTCCTCCTTTATCACCACTGTTAGGTGATACGATCTCTTCCTGCTCTCCACTTGACTTATGTCTGACAATGCTCAAACGGAAGTAATCAGGTATAGTTAGCCACCTATTTTCACTGCCTGCTCCTGTACCATAGGCAGGTAACATTGCTTTTCTTAGTGACTGAATAATTTCATTGATAGTGACAACATCCGATGCAGTTTTAGGTGCAAGCGTAAAATTAAATGAATGTTGTCTAGGATCAACACCCTCAAACACCATTTCTTCGTATGGGTTGAAGATTTTCTTCTGAGTTAGTGCTGATAGACTATTAGGTGTCAGACTTGCTGATCCACCTGTAGCACTTGCAATAGTGCTGATTGCTTGAGCACCCAGAGCAAAACCTAGTTGTGGTTTCGCTGCTTTTGCCATGGATTCAACCTTTGATCCAAAGTCGTCAGAGATACCACCAGCAGCAATCATGTCTCCTGCCAAACCAACAGCACCTGATCCCACTTCTCCAAGTGCTTGCAAGTTATATCTTGCACTATAAGATTCAGCGAGTTGGTTAGGAAGATATAGATAAATCTCTTGTTTGATAGATCCGCCAAATCCCTTATTTCTAGATCTACCGTTTCCACCTACATAATTATATGGATTATTGTCCTCACTCTGAGAATCGTATATATCGATCTTCAGATAATCGATCACCTCAGTCGGAAACTGCGCATCAGGTTTGATCGCCTGACGACTGTTTGTAGACGTAGGTCCATACGGTTTGGACTTTGGAAATACCAATATTTGGCTCATGAGTTACTCGGGAAAGTTTAGACCTTCAAATATCTCAAAATATAAGGGTGACCCTACCAATATTATTTATAGGTCTTTGTGGGAAAGAAAATTCATGGTTTGGTGTGATAAAAATGAAAACATCCTTGAATGGGGTAGTGAAGAGATTATTATCCCCTATGTCAGCCCTGTTGATAATCGGATTCATCGCTATTATCCCGATTTCTACGTCAGAGCAAGAACCAGGCACGGAAGGATTAAGAAGTTCATTATCGAAGTTAAACCGCTCTCGCAGACTAAAATACCCAAGAAACAAAAAAGGGTAACTAAGAAATACCTCACTGAGGTTAAAACTTATGCAGTAAATGATGCAAAATGGAAAGCAGCACGAGAATATTGTGCTGATCGCCGTATGGAATTTATGATACTCACCGAAAAAGAATTAAAGGTATGAGCATCTTCAAAGACGTAAAAGATCTTGCTGAAGGTAAGACCCAATCAAAAGACTGGTATCGTAGTCAACTCTATTACGGTCTGGAGGACTATACTGGCGGGTTTTCGCCAGGTGATATTATCACTTTCAATTACAATGCCGCCAACCCTAGAGGGAATTTGCCATGGTATGATAGGTTTCCACTGGTGCAAATAAGTGATTTAGATACTCCAATGGGTCAATTCAGTGGTGGCAACGTGCACTATTTAGCACCGAGTGCCCGAAAAGGCATCTGTGAGTCATGGGCAGACGGTGGTCAAGCATATCCTGCCAGATGCCATCATAAATACTTTATATCCAACTGTAGTAATGTAAAAGTCGTCCCGAGGATCGAGTTACGCGATATGACTCCCCTCCCCATTGAGCAATTCGTGTTTAATGTGTTAGGACGATGGGTTGATGTCCCTTCAAATCACATATGGAGTCGCCTATAAATGGCATATTCAGAGCCTAATGGTTTTAGGAGGTTTTATGATCTTGTAGCATCTGGTGCCAAGGAGCCATCGAGGTCTAACCTATTTTCCGTGTTTATCGGGATACCTCCTGTGCTGCGTGCTAACGAAAACTTTGATTTCAAAGAATACCAAGAAACTATCAACTATTTCGCGGATTCTGTAACTGTTCCTGGTAGGAGAATTACTACAGGTCAAGTTAGAGACGTTGGTGCAATGCGTCGTTTTGCCACTGATACCGCTTTTGGAGATGCAGCATTCTCATTCATCCTTACAAAGGACATGTATGCACGCACATTCTTTGAAAGATGGATGAATTACACTGCATCAGACGCAGAAAATCGTGTTACACTGTATGATCAATATACAACTAACATTATTATAAGTAAGTGGGAGTCTGGGTCAGGTGTTAAATATAAGGACGCTTTGACTGATGCAGAGCTTCGCTTAAATAGAGTCACTGGTGTATGGCAGATGTATGGGGCATTCCCTTATGACATGTCTGCTATGAATTTGACTAACGGACCCACAGATCTCATCAAGGTAGATGTTAAATTCTACTATGAGAGATATAGGTTTGACACTGTATCAGAGAATATCTCCTTTGATGGAAACAAAGCTGATCGTATTGTTAACCAATTCTCCGATGTCGCTAGGACATTGGGTATTCCTATCGCACAGGCAGATGTCGCCAGATATGGCATCTAAATAGATTTAATAGTATGGAGTATTATGCCTTTACCTAAGCTTGCAATTCCTGAATATGAATTGACACTTCCGATTACTGGTCAAAAGGTTAATTATAGACCTTTCCTTGTAAAAGAAGAGAAACTACTATATCTTGCAATGGAATCGCAAGATGAGAAACAGATGGTTAAAGCAGTTAAGACTATCATCAAAAACTGCACAAACCTGAAACAAAAAATTGAGTCACTTGCCACTTTTGAGATTGAGTATATCTTCCTTCGCATTCGCTCTAAAGCGGTTGCTGAAGTGAGTGAATTCAAAGTCACTTGCCCTGACGATGACACAACAATGGTCGAAGTTTCTGTGCCTCTAGAGGAAGTTGAGCTCAACATCCCTGAAGGACACAAGCAGAAGATCATGCTCAATGATGATATTGGTATCAAGATGAAGTATCCTTCACTGGATCTCTTTATCAACCAAAACATGAAAGATGAAGCAGATCTAGATGATATCTTTGATCTTGCTGCGCAGTGTATTGAGGCAGTATATGACACCGAAGAAATTCACACTGATTTCACGAAAGCAGAAGCAATCGAGTTTCTTGAGAATCTGAATTCTGATCAATTTGCTAAGATTCAGACATTCTTTGAAACTATGCCCAAACTGTCTTATACCTTGAATGTCAAGAATCCTAAGACAGGTGTAGATAATGAAATTAAACTTGAGGGACTAGCGGCTTTTTTCGCCTAAGCCTAATGCATAATAGTCTTGAAAATTACTACAAGACTAACTTTGCATTAGTGCAGCATCACAAATACAGTCTCACTGAGATTGAAAATTTGATGCCTTGGGAAAGAGATGTATATGTGAATCTTTTATTGGCTCACCTCGCTGAAGAGGAAAGACGCCAGAAACAAGATCAATCACGAATGTCACTTTAATGGCAGAAGCAACTATTAGAAAGTTTGTAAAGATCAAACCAATGTCGGGTAAAACCAACTTTGGTCAGTCTTTTAATGCCTTGCGTTTATCTTTCAATAGAATTGGTAATGGTGTAGAAGGAGTCGGACATAACTTAAAAGAGACTACAACTCTATTAGAATTTCAGACAAAATTCTTTTCTGATAAAGGTAGGGAAGATGTAAAAGAGATTCAGGATGATGTCAAGAAAGAAGTCTCTTTGTGGTCTAGGGTTAAAACATTTCTCAAGAAGAAGAGAGCAACAAAGAAGAGAAAGGTAGCAGAGCAAGCCTCCGAGGAAATGGCGAAGGAGGTGCCGAAAGAGGTAGATAAAGGTAAGAAGAAAATGAAGAAACCGATGGGTTTCTTCAGTAAGTTGATGGGATTCTTAGGGACCATCTTCAAATACTTTATTGTATTTGGTGCCTTAGACTGGTTAAGTAAGAATGGCGATAAGATCGTAAAGGTTGCCAGACTATTTTGGACGATAGGTAAATTCGTCTTCAAATTGACGAGCCTTGCAATAGGCTCAATCATGGATGGACTGACCAATATCTTTGGTCGTGGATTCAATGAGTCAGGTATTAAGAGAGGATTCCGCTTTGTTGGTGGAATACTTCAACTCGCTGGAGGCTTGATGGGTCTCCGCTATTTGATGAGACCATGGAAACTTGTCACTGACGCAAGAATGGTCATGGGCATGTTCCAGAATTTGGGCAAACAGAATGCCGCCACAGAGCAGCGTCAGCAGGCATTCAAAAACGGGTATATTGATAAAGAAACGGGCAGACCTTATACTAAGCAAGAGTATGAGGCGATGCGTAAAGCCGCCAAGCGTAAAGGTAAGCTTGGTGAGTTTGAAGGTAGATTTAAGAGCACACGCGGTCCACTAGGTAGAGCTAAGGACAATATAGGTCGTAGAGCTGGCAATATCTACAAAGGTGCTAAGGGCAGAGCGGGTGGTGCCTTTAATAGATTCAAAGGCTCCAAGATGGGTATGCGCTCTAGTGGAGCGCTGAAGAGAATTGGTGGTGGTAGTGTTAAAGGTGGACTAGCAACTGGTGCATTCGCTGCTGTGGGTGGTATCACTCGCACAATGTCAGGTCTTGCATCTGGTGAAGCAGAAGGTAGAGCAGTTGGTGCTGGTGTAGGTCAGGCAGCTGGATCTATTGCTGGTGCAGCAGCAGTCACTGCTATCGCACCTTTCCTAGGTCCTTTGGCACCTATGATTGGTAGTGCCATTGGTGGTTTCTTAGGTGAGAAACTTGGTGCCTTTATTGGTGACACTATGCAAGGCATAGTTGAGCCACTTAAGCAGCTCTTCAGTATTAGTATGGAGGTGATAGGTGCTGCATTCAAACCTCTCTTGGATGAAGCGATGGGCTTCCTCAGTGTATTCTTTGAGGTTATTGGTGGTTTAGTTGGATTCTTGCTTGGTGGTGCATTCAAAATTATTGGTGCATTTGTCAAGTTTGTATTTGGCACGGGATTTAAGATTATTGGTGAGACAGTTTCTCTTGTTGTAAGGAATGTCAAGAGATTGATGAATCCTGGCAGTGTTGCTGCTGGTATCTTTGACTTCTTTACCTTTAACGCATTTGATGTAGATAAAGGTGGTAAAGCTGCAGGTGGTAAGGTTGATGCACCTAAGATGGATGAGGGTGGGTATGTAAACCTACCTCAAATCACACTCGCAAAGTTTATTGGCACAGGTATTCTAAAGACCATTAAAACGGTCATGCAGTTGCTTGGACCTTTGGGTGAAGTAATTAGGACAAATATTTCTGGAGAGCTTGCTAAGTTAGACGGCATCTTTAATCAATTCTCAGAGGGTGGACCATTTGATGGATCCATAGAGATGCGTGCAAGAGGTGGTGCTGTTAGGAAGAAGCGTCCTAAACAAGGTACTACCTCCGAAGACAGAATGGCAGGGGGTGAAAAATTTAAGAAACCCAAACCATACGCTAAGGGTGGAAAGATCTTCCTTCACTGGACAGGTGGCGGATATAACTTCAAATCTAAAGGTCACTACCACAGCATCATTCAGGGTGATGGTAGTGTTTATAAGGCACACCCATATGATCAGAGATCTGGTGTTGCACATACCTACCTAAGAAACAGTAGTGGTATTGGTATGAGTATCGCTGCTATGGGTGGTAATCCAGATTACTGGAGTGTCCCTGTAAAGGATGTGCAGGTCGATGCATTGGCAAAAGAAATTGCCAACGTTGGTAAAGCATGGGGATGGAGTCCTAATGATATCAACGTTAAGAATGTGATGACTCATGCTGAGGCAGCATCTGGTAAAGATGGTCTGTTGCCTAAGAATGATAACTATGGTCCTACAATGTGGGGTGGTGATGGCACACGTTGGGACCTCTTACGTCTGAAGAAAGGTGGTAAAGACGGTGAGGGTGGTAATATCATCCGTGCTAAGGCACGCGGTTATATGGGTGGTGATTCCACTGTTAGAGAAATTGATGGTACATCCACTTCCCCTAAAACTGCAGCGACACCTGGTGCAGGAGCTCCGAGTGATAGTTCTGGGACAGATTTACCTGAGACGGAGCAGAAAGAAGAGAAGAAAGACACCATTGCTACTAGAGTTGAGTCAATCAAAGAAGCAATTAACAAGCTCAAGGAAGCATTTGGTGGTGGATTCTCTGAGTCATTGAATCCTGCTCCACCAGCTCCTGCTCCTACTAGCACTGCATCTTCTGGTGCTGGTGTCAGTATGAGTGCAACAGACACTGCAGTGAATCAACAGATCACAGCTATGAATGTATTGAAAGAGAAAGCTCACCAGGTTGAGAAGGAAGAGCTGGAAGAATCTCTTCCAATACCTGTAATGGTCAAAGTACCTGTGGAAATCCCGATAAATAATGGGGGCGGCGTGTCAAATAGAATCGTCGAAGTTAACACTACAAATGGAATGCTAACTAGGTAATGGCAGATATCCAGCAACCACAAGTAAAAATACAGAGAGCTCGGCTCTATAAGTATGTTTCCTTCAAAGGGAAGTTGACTGGTGCTGCCAAGAAATACACTCCACTCACTGCAGCCAAGAGACTGACAGATGTAGAGAGTGATATGAGTTTGGGGATGAAGAATCTCCTAGGTGGTGTTAATAGTATTGGTGCAACACTGAATAGTGTAGCTATGACATGCGAGAATATGAATCTCGCTATCAAAGAGAGTGTTGCAGCTCAAGTAGCGTCAGCTAACAGTATTACAAGAAGCAAAAAGAAAGCTGACACTGATAAGAAAAGATTGCAGCGTAGGAAAGCTGCTGCAGATAAGAAGAAAGAGCAGGAGGCAGGCAGAGACAGCGCTGAAGATGAAGTTGAAATGACCTCTAAGGCTCATTTCCTGAATGCCATGGAGAATTTCAAGGCTGCAGGAAAGAGTGCTCTGAGTGGCATCCTAGGGACTCTAGGTAAGTTGTTTATGTGGATAATGGGTGGATTTATCAAATTCGCCATATTTAATTGGATCATTGAAAATCCAGATAAAGTCCAGAAGTTAGCTAAAGGACTGTTTGCGATAGGTAAAACTATCTACAAAGTCACCAGCTTTCTGGTTGGTATGTCATTTGATGGCATTACAAAATTCCTTGAGAATCCAATCAGTCTGAAAGGTCTCTTAGGATTTGGGCAATTCCTTATAGGGTTTGTACCTCTGTTAGGTGCATACGCATTCCTTAAGAATCCCAAGGCGATGATCTCTGGTCTCGCCAATGTGCTCAAGGGATTGATTACAGGTCTGGGTAACTTGATGAAGGGTGGTAAACTCTTCAGTAAGATGAAGACCTTTGGTCAGAAGTTTAGACCAGGCACGAGAGCTGGAGCTATCTTGGGCTCTGTTGCAGCTGGCACAGCTGCGGCTTCACTGGTTGCAGCAGGTGGTGGTAGCACCTCTGAGGTAGTTGGTGCAGGTGTTGGTGCAGGTGCTGGTCAAGCAATCGGTGCTTCTCTGGGTGCAGCAACAGGCATACCTGGCATGGGTATGGTTGCTGGTGCTGCTGGTGGTTTCCTAGGTGGAAAGATAGGACAGTCTATCGGTGGCATGATGGAGCCACTGGTCACTCCTATTAAAGAATTCTTTACAATGATGAAGGAGGTGTTTGATGCTGCTATCGCACCTATTAAGGATGGTCTGACTGAATTCTTTGATACTCTGGGAGCAGTGATGGGAGGATTCATCGAATTCCTCAAGCCCCATATGCCTATGATCAAGAAGATCGTTGGCACAAGCGTTAAAGTTATATTTGCACCACTGCTATTACTGCTGAAAGGATTGACGGCAGTCCTTAAATTCTTTGCACCTAGTGGTAAAGCTGAGAAAGATAAAGAAGTCAAAGGTAAGGCTGCTGGTGGTAAGATAGTCACACCTTCAATCAGTCCACCGCCTGGTTTACCTGAGGCGGAAGAAGGTGGCACAATGACCATACCTGGTCAGATTACAGGGTGGTTTAGCCACCAAATGGAAGAAGTCAAGAAGTTACTGAGTGGATTCGGTGAGCTTCTTATGCTTCCATTCAAAGCAATCGCCAATGGTTTAGCTGGTGCAGTTGGTGATATGGTCGGCAATATTCCTATTGTTGGTGGTTTAATCAAAGGCGCTGGTAATTTACTAGGCAACGTATTCGGTTGGAATAAGGGAAGGGCAGCAGGTGGATGGATCCAAGGTCCGAAGTCAGGTTATCCTGTGTCCCTTGATGGTGGTAGATCTGTATCTTTCATTGGTCATGGCACAGAATGGGTGGGGTATAAAAAGGCGGCTGCTGGTGGTGCCTTTGTTGTCCCATTTGATACTCCTGCAACTGACAGAAATCATGGACTCACCTCCCTAAGATGGAGAGAGGCCGCGGCGGGTGGTTATCAACTACCACAATTCTCTGGTGGTGGTGAGTTTGATGCAGTCTTAGATCTCATCGCTAAGTATGAGTCGGGCTCAGGTGGATATGAGGCAATGTATCCAAGCACTGTGCTCAAGGGTGCCACTAAGATGACTATCTCAGAGGTTGCTCGTAAGGCAACTGGTGCAGTGGGTATGTATCAAAACATGCCTGAATTCTTGGTAAGCAGAGCTCGCGCAGTTGGGCTGAATCCTGCTAGAGCAAAGTATAATAAGTCAAACCAGAGAAAGATCGCTAAGTATCTCATCGGTAAGGGTCAAGCAGGTGTGACTCCTCAGATGATGAAGGATGATCCTGATGAGGCAATGATCAGACTGTCTAGAGTCTGGGCTGCAATCCCTGTCCCTAAGGATATGCAGGGGCATAAAAAGATGCTCAAGAAAGGTGAGTCATACTATGCAGGTGTAGGTAGCAATAAAGCACACATCACCCCTGAGATGATGTATAAGGCGATGGCAGCATCTGGTAGTGTCACTGCAACAGATGCATCCACTGGTGATACGACACCAGCCTATGAGAAGAATCGTCAAAGGAATAATGAGAGTAAGAGCGGCAGCTCAGACAGCTCAGGAGAAGACAAGAAAACAGAAGGTAAGTCACCTATTGATAGACTGAAAGAGTCCTTCAATATGCTGAAGGAAGCATTCAGCCCAGACATGGTGAGCTCACTTAAACCTAGTGCTACTGCTGGATCTACTATTGATAGTAAAGAGCAGGACCGTAAGGAAAATAAGGCAAACGCTATTAAACAGAGAGCTGAAGAAATTCAGGCATACCAACAGGCAAGCAGTCAAGCAATCGGTGCAGTGCAGAAACAAGGTGCAGCTGCAGGTGACACAGAGGTCCTGAGTTTCCTACCTGGTAAGGATAAATATGACGTAGATGATTTCTTCCAGCCTAAGTTTGGGTTGGTTGCTGATTCCAATACGGAAGCCTTTAACTTGATGTAATATGGCAGAGAGAAAGTCAAAACAGTATAAACTCAACGAGCTAAGCATCGAGATTCAGCCCGAGATCGATCCTAAGGAAAAGATTGATGCCAAGGCACGCCAAAAGGGTGAGAGAGTCTTTGATATGGCAGCTATTGTAGCGTCATTTAAGTATGTTGAATCCATTGAATCACCTTTCCTAAGATGTGATATCACTGTTGTGGATGCTACTGACTTCAACAAAATGTTGAGAGGTGGTGAGACTGTTAGTATTAACTTGGTAACAGATTCATCTAAGGATTCTCCACTAAACATTAAGCTCAGAGTCTATAAGATTGGCTCAGTGATCAAGCGTGAGAGAGCTCAGATGTTTGTTTTGCACTGTGTGTCACCTGAGGCATATAACAACGAGTTAAACAAGGTATTCAATGCATTTGGTCCTGGTGAAGGATCTAAGAATGTAGACAATATCCCTAGACATATTGTCAAGAAGTATCTCAAAGCAGATAACAAGAAGGCTCGGGAGAAAAACTTCGAGGCACATAGTAAGCTGAGCTTTATCAGCCCAAACTGGAGACCTACTGACTGTATCGCATACATCGGTGACAAAGTAACCAGACAGAATGGTAAAGGTAATGTATCCACAGCTCAGTCTGGATATATGTTTTTTGAAAATAAAGATGGATTCCAATTTAGATCCATCGATGGTATGTGTGAAGGTGCTCTGATGGAAGACAGAGATAAGTTTAAGTATACTTACACACAGCAAGGTGTAGAGGGGACAAGCGGTTTCTATAACATTGAGACAGTGCAATTCCCTGATAAGGCAAACCATATCGAGAAGATGAGGTATGGTGCATACAAATCTCTAGCGATTGGTATCTCCATTCCTAAGCCCACAGACAGCTCAATGACACAGACAGGTGCTACTTCCGATAAGAAGAGCTCACCTGCTGGGACAATCTCTGGACCTAGAGAAATGAAATTTGGTGATCTATTCAAGAGAGCTAGCACCCTTGAAAAAGAGCCACCATATAAAGTTGGTAAGATGATGGAAGCATCACCAACCAGAAATAAGATCAGAATTGTGCCTGCATTTAAGAATCAAGCAGGGTTAGGAGATGCTAACAACGGCACCACCACCCATATAGATACATTAAACGTTGCAGAATATGCAGCGGCTCGCTACAATTTACTTAAAGCAATCAAACTGGAGGTTGAAGTACCTGGCAATACTGGACTAGGGGCGGGGCATATTATACAGGTCGCAATCCCTGCCGCTAAGCAAGAAGGTAAGACCGTTAAAGAGGACCTGATCTACAGTGGTCATTATCTAATTGCATCATTACAACATATCTACCGAAAGGAAGGTATTACAACTAAGATGACCTTACTAAGGGATTCTATCAAAAAACAAAACTACTAATCCTATACGCTTCTAACAACAATGGAAAATATCGAAGCACATATCCAGAAGGATAAAGAAATTCTGGATAACCCTAACACAAATCCTCAAATGCGTCGTCACATCGAAGGCGAATTGCATGATCTAGAGGAATACAAAGAGCATCACAAGAAAGAGATCGAAGCAGGAGATCATCACGATCCCACATATCTCGAGCTTTATTGCGATCAATTCCCATCAGAACCAGAGTGTCTAGTATATGAAGACTAATAGACAACCTGTAAGGACTAAAAAGCAGATTGAATGGGAAGAGAATCTGATCAAGAATGGACCAAAGTCCTTTATGCAAGCGCTTGCTCTTAACGCGATTAAAAATAGATACAAGAAAAAGTGATACATAAAGGGGGTTGACAAACCTCCTTTTTTATTATTATAATTAACCATGAAAGGGTTATGAGGAACTTTGAAGAGCTTATATTGGGGCATTGGTTAAATAAACATCAAGCATTCAGTAACCCGAGGACTTGGCCAATGATTCACCTTAGATACACTAAGGTAGAAGATGGCGTCCTAGAATTCAAATCATGGTATAATTATCTGAATGATTCACAACCATATCGTCATAATTATTTCTTCTGGAGATATGAGACTGATGGTTTGGTAAGAGTAGAATCAGTAAACCTATTAGATCCTGAAAAGAAATATGGTTGTCCCTACTGTATTGTATGGGATGGCGAATACTGGACAGGAAAACCTGACGGTCCTTGTGTCTCTAGAGGACTTGAAGTAGAAAGCACAATGAAATTCAATGATTACGAGTACTTTGCCCGTGATGCTGGTAGAAAAGTTGACACTGGCGAATTAGTTTGGGGTAAGGAAGGAGATAAAGGAGAATTTCATTTCAAGAGAGTGACTAAATAAAAGAAACCCTTTATAAGATGCAACAACGCTCAGATTTTGCTGGCAAGGACGGTTACACTTGGTGGGTAGGAGAGGTCGAGAATGTCGATGATCCTGCTGGGTTGGGTCGTGTCAAGGTAAGAATCCTTGGATGGTATACTGGTCACCAAACTAAGGAAGACTATACTAAGACTGTCCCTACATCTACATTGCCATGGGCAACTGTACTGCTCCCTACAGACAAAGCACAAGTAAAAAACGCAGGTACTGGCACTGAATTGCAGTCTGGTGCATGGGTCCTTGGTTTCTTCCTTGATGGTGAAGAAGCACAACTCCCTTGTGTCATGGGTGCACTTCGTGGTTTCCAAACCAAGGCAGATGATAAGCGGACAACTGTTGCAGATGGTACACAGGCAGAGAAGCGTGCTGTCAACCCTAACCAGGCAGCAATGGATGGCACAGAGATTAACTCTGGATCTCCACTGGTTAAGATTCAGTCTGAGCAACCTTCTGATGTAAACGGTGGACAGGAAGAATCCCGTGGCACGGGTATCTCCACTGCTGAGCAAACTACTGAGGGTAACGCAGTTAGTAACCCAATCAAACCTCCTACACAAGCACAGAGTATTGCTGATGGTGCGGTTGGTCCTGCTGGTGATGGTTTTGAAAAAGATATGACTCGTATGCTCACTGAGTTGGGCACGATGGCATCATCTTTGGCAACTAATCCTGCTGGCACATTTGTGTCAATGATCACAGGTAAATCTGTGTCTGGTGATAAGATGCTGGAGCACCTAGGTAAGATCTTTAACTTTATCTCAGGTGGTCTGTCTGGTATCCTTGCACCACTAAAAGAATTCTTGGCAGAAGTTATTGCTAAGGTTGTCAATCAGATCGTGAAGATCGTCTCCAAGTTTATCCCACTGGCAGTGCTGATGGGTATCATGGATCTGCTACAGACAATCCTAGATCTCTTCTGTATTACTCCACCTGGTTGGTTAGGACTGGTGCAAAGTGCGCTAGGGGATGTGAGTGGGTTTGCCAATAGTATGGCAAATATGATTGTTGACAAGGTTGTGCAGTCCAGCATCGGTCAACTCATTCAAAACAAAGTCCAAGGTATTACTGATCGTATCCTTGGTGGTATTAAATCAGCAACTGAAAAGGTAGGACAGATTGCATCCACTGTCGTAAAAGGTATTAATACTGCAAAAGCACTAGCATCTAAAGCAAGGCAGATCGGTGAGACTTTGCAGCAGATCTTCTCCATTGATTTTACTTCACTTGACTGGGGTGATCTTATTGGTTTCATTAAGATGCTGCTGGGTCTATTTGTTAAGAAAGACTGCGGGAGGAAAATTAAACGACCGAAGTCGAAACAGTGGTTCCCATTGTTGGGGTCCACTGATTGTGATAACCTAAGCACATTCATCCAGTCTACACCTTATGCTAGTGTGGCGGATTACTCTGGTGATACCAGTGGTAAATCATATATTAATAGTCTATTTGAAGGAATTGATCCTACACTAATGGCAGTGCAGGGTTGGTTGAATGGCACCAAGCACATCGAAGATGCAACGCCTGGTAAATTCAAATCAATCGTGCAAGGTCCTGGTGGTGTTACTAAATTCCAAGACTCATATGGTAATGAGCACACCAATGTCCCTAACAATGAAACAAAGATCATTGCAAGAGACCAGTGCACAGATGTTAAAGGTAATAAGTGTGTCACCATTGAAGGTGACTATAACTTGAAAGTCATGGGTAACTTCAACCTTGAGGTTATCGGTGCATTCAATGAAAACATGAGTAATGGTCCTCAAGCAGAGGCATCTGGATCATCTAAGAAACCACCTAATAATAAAGAGAAGACCAGTGGTGGTGGCGTTAGCACTGGACAACCTGATAAGGATGCTCAAGCAAACGAGGATGCAATCCTTAAGGGTGTTAAGAAAGAAGAGCGTAAACTTGACAAACTAGAGAAAGACCAAGACAAGAAAGCAGACTTCTCTTATGCAAGGCAAGTGCCTTGGGATGGTTATGACTATCCTCGTGTGCCTGGTGCTGACAAATATGGTCGTCACCCCAATGGTGCTCAACTGAAAGGTCAGGTGCAGGACAAGAAAGAGCAGAAATCTGCAGAGGTTATCGCTGGTGATCACAACGTTGCATACACTGGTGATGTTTCCATCCAAGGTAACAAGGTCAAACTGACTGCTATTTCCAACTTCAACATCAACGGATCTACAATCAGACTGGAAGGTAATACCATTCAGAATGTTGCTGATGGTGAGATTACTAATGAAGCAAACTGGATTTCATCCTTCTTGAATGCTGGTAGGTTTGAATTCGTTGGTCTGTTTAACGTATTTCCTGGTCTGATTGGTCAATTCAGTGTTGTTAAAGGATCCATTGTAGATATCACATGTGACGTGCCATTTCCTGGCACTACACCTCCTGTGCATATGAGAATT